TTTTTTGCACATGTTTATGATCTGAAACGATCTCTATTTTATCTTCTACTTGTGTTTCTGTAAGTGCCATATTGGCCTCCTTTGTTTTATCGTGGCGTTATTGCCACCTGTCTGTGCCTAGAATCCACTAGGCGTATGGTTGTTAGTCTACTTGGTATGCAACAGAAAAATGTGCCGTTAAAGTTGCCCCTGAGTAACTTCCAGCAGGGTAAACATAAAACCTAGTATCACTTGATTCGACAACGATACCATTAATGCTATCTGAATCTGCACCACCAAAGAAACCTTGGACACAAGCCTGTCTCACAGAGCCATTAGTGAAGGGTAAATTAGAAATAGCAACAGTGCTTCCAGTTAATCCTGTGTATGTCATTGAACAAGTGGCAGTAACTAATCGGCCTACTTTAGTGTATTTCCCTACACGAGAGTTAGTTCCTGTTATGGCTACATTTACGGATGGAGTCCAAGTACCTTCTTCATAATCGTCCAACTTATTAGCCGACCCAGTGCCACCGAGGTATACACCGCCGCCTATATATGCGTCTTTAAAGCGGCGACTACTAGAACCTAAATCATACTTGTTGTCAGAGTAAGAGTTATACGGTCTAACAGCTTCGCTTCCTGTGATGTTAACTATTGCTAGTCTAGTTTCTGTTCCACCTGTATCATTTCCTTTAAATACTAAATTGCCAGCATTTTGAGGTGTGCTTATAACAAGGTGAGTACCGCTCTCAGCTCCAATACTACCTACAGATGTGCCGTCTTTGGCAAACTTAGCAATATCACCATCAGATGTTTTTCTATTAAGAAACAAACATTCAGCACTTGCTCTAGTAGATGCCAACAAATTATTCGCACGAAGTTCAATGCCTGTTGTATCAGTATCTACAGAGGCCTTTCCGATTACCACATTCTCTGAACTATCAATCGTGAGTGCCACTGCGTCTGCGTTATCGTCAATCCCTACAGAGGTGAACGCACCTTGAACCGTGAGGCTCGAAGCAAACGTCGTGGCATCCGCTATCTCAGCCGGTGGTACAGCCGTCATGGCCGCAGGTCCTAGGTGAACAACGTAAATGTTATTCGTCCCCGTTGGAGGCGCTGACGTAAATGTAAGCGTGGTTCCCGATACAGAGTACGCGACCGTCGGGTCTTGTATGACGTTCTCTACTACGACCCTGACGTCGTTTGTTACGGTCGGCAATGACATTGTAAAGGCGGTCGCTGAACCGTTGCCACTAAAGCTATCCTTTACCGTATTTGTATATGCTTCCGCAGGTACATTACCAAGTGTGGCCATTAGGTGATCTCCAGTATACTCATTACTACGTCAACAGAACTTGCAGTGTTCGAACTTACCTTAACACTATCTGCCGTTTCTAACACTACTTTTTGATCTCCGCCAACAATAACTATAGAACCGCCACTTGGAACTGGGGCATCTTTAATCAAATGTGTGTCGTTTGATCCGTCGTTTACCACCGCTGTAATCAAAACCTGGGAGGCCGTAACGTTCGATACCGTCAATCCGATAACCGTTGTAGCTGTTGATGAGGGGACAGTGTAGCCGCCTACCGAAGTAAGCGAAGTACCAACAGTCCGTGAAAGTTTTCTTTTAAACGTGTTTGCCATTGTCTATCCTAACCCAACGCAATTGCCAAAGCCACTGCCGTGCCAGCAGGGTCTACTTCTAAGTTTGCTTGTGCGCCTGCAACGTTAGAAGCACCAGTGCCTCCATCCGCAACCGCTAAGTCTGTTATACCAGAAATTACGCCGCCTGTAATGTTTACTGACGACATTGCTAAATTAGCAGTGAAATCAAATACCGCGGCTCCGGAACCCGCACCATCTGTGTAAATTAGTTTTGTATCCCCGTTGGCTACTGTAACGTTAGCTCCTGATCCCTGTGAAAATACAGCTGATTGACCAGAGTTGTTATACACCATATATGTCTTTTGTGCATTGTTTGGTGCAATCGTTATGGTGTTCGTACCAGAAGGGGATCCGCCTAGAACCAGGACCTTATACATACCATCTGATAATGTACCATCTGTAGTTGTAAGAGTGTGCGTCGTACCAGACAAAGTAATCGTTCCAACCCCAGTAAGGATCCTGTCGATAATCTGAAGGTTAACGTTTGTTGTGTCGCCCCACGCACCCGATTGTTCACCTGTGGCGATCAACTCAATGCCGTTTGCGCTAGTGTATGTACTCGCCATCTGTTTCTCCTATGCCGCTACTTCTGTCCAACCAGGGGACTGCGACGGTGTGATTTCGTCCCAACCGGGTGTTTGCGACGGTGTTATTCCATTCCATCCTGGTGTCTGGTTCGGGTCTATTTGGCTCCAAACAAACACAGTTCCGGTACCACCAGTTGCAGAAACGCCTGTAATTGAGACATTTGCTTCCGCGACTACGGTTACAGTACCAACATTTCCCGTACTTTCCAACCCTGTAACTGGAACATCTACACGAATACCGACTTCTACGTCGCCAATCTCGCCTGTTCCTACTACTCCAGTGGGTAAAACAATGGAATCTGCGGCTACTACAACCGATCCAACTGCTCCTGTTCCTGCTACACCAGTAGGTATTTCAACGACACTATCCGCTAAGACCTCTACAGATCCAACTCCGCTCGTTCCTACCAGTCCCGATACAGGGACATTTGCTTCAGCAGCGACTACTACAGCCCCTGTTTCTCCAGTTCCGACGGAACCTGTAACATCAACATCCGCGTTTGCCGCGACTACTACAGTTCCTAATGCACCTGTACCTTCTACCCCTGTAGGTAGAACAAGTGCCTCGGCAATAACAACCACCGATCCGACGCCGCCTGTGGCGGCAAGACCTGATGGTAGGACAACAGCATCAGCAGTGACGCTAACTGTACCGACGCTTCCTGCCGCTTGTAAGCCTGTTACCCCTACATTCGCATCCGCAGATACTGTAACTGATCCGACACCACCTGTGGCGACGTTCCCCGTTACTGGGATATTAGCTTCCGCAACGATGCCAACTGAGCCAACGGCACCAGTTCCGGCTACCCCCGTGACTGTCACAGGAATAGGGGAATCCCAGGGTCCTTCAGACCATGTACCTCTGCCCCAGCCTGTGATGTCTACCATCGGAGGCTACTCCTTACGCGATGCGAATGATCGCGTTTGAAGCATCCGCTGTTGGGAACTGAATAGTAAAATCACCGTTAGTCGCCGTCTTGTCCCCACCAAATGCTAGGATAATACAAGAGTCCGTAGTGTTCGATCCACCACCAGTTGTGGTGTTGTAGATCATCGCACCGTTAGCAGTGATGGATGCAGAGCTAAATGTCAGATCGTTGAAGTCACAGAATGCTGTTGTTCCGCTTGTTGTCGGTGTAACGTTTGTCAACGCCGCTCCGCCCGCAGTATATCCAGAACCCGAAGCTTCGTTCGAGGTTGAATAGGCTGTTGTTGTAGCATCTAAACTTGCACTGCTTGTAAACAAAGCTAATTTAAAAGTACTACCACCATTGGTAAAATTGTGTTGGCCTTGCAGGAGTTCCTGCTTGAAGGACGTACACATTGCTTGAGTTATCGCCATATTATAGTCTCCTTATCGCGTCAGCTAGTTCGGGGTTTCCCGAATCTTTTAGGGCATTATACACAGTTGTACGGTCGCTGCGAATAGCTTCTCTCATATAAAATGAAACAACCTTTTCCATGTGCTCTTTGTAGGCCAGTGCCTGATCTCTGATAGCAGGATGTGCACCATCTGAAACGCTGATTAGTTTAGACACACAACGCTCCGCTACTTCTTCCGGTGAAAACCCACGGTTCTCGGTAGTCTGTACAGACACCATCGGTTGATCCGGCATATTGAAATCTAGTTTAAACATTACGTTTTCGGCCTTATAACTTTACCAACTCTGTATTCTTGAGTGGTTTCTTTAGCTTCACCTAACATCTTCAGACCAATCATAGCTTCTCCAAAGCGTTGATTGTACTGTTGCATGACGTCAGCCTCACCCTTCATAAATATGTACGCTTCTACAAGCGAACCGTATAACAATGCTAGTTCACCGTTGGTACTAATCCAAGTAGTTCCTCCGCCTGCGCCCGCTGTTATGCTAGTTGGACGATACAGGTAGTGTAGCTCAACATCAAGGTTTGCATTAGGTGTCGGACCGACAAGGAAGTTATCCACGTCAAATTGTGCGTAATACTTAGGTAATCCCTGGGTAGTGGCGTTTGGAGAATACGTCTGTACAAAAGATACGTCCTTAAATTCCACAAACGTCTTTTCATTGTTTAATGTATAGCTCAATGAAAACGGTGCCAAGAAGTCACTTGGACAATTTAGATATGGGTTTGCTTGTGTAAGTGCAGCCGTTTGATTACGACGGAACAAATCTAGCTGTACGTTTTTTAGTATACGCTCTTCTGCCGCTCGTATAAACAAAGGAAGGTTTGTTACGAAACTCGTTTCGGAGTTTTCAGTATAGTCTTGAATAGCTTGCTTTAGCTGATCGTATGTAAAACTCATGTTATAATCACCGTTACAGTGCCTACATCTCCGTTACCACGAAGAGCGTTGGGCGTTAGGGCTTCATCACCGTTAAATCCAACAGGGCTCCAGCCCCATTGTATGTTTCTTTGTGCTTCCAAATCAGACTCAGGACGAGGATCTCTAAGAGCCTGGGGGTCTGGTCCTACTTTTGGTGGGTTGAGTTGAGGTTGCTTTGGATCATATTCGTCAGGACCCACTTTGGCTCCCGTCCATTCCACCTTCATCTCATGCAAGCGGTATCGACGGCCTGACCGATCTGATATTCCCCATGCTTTTTTACCACTAGCGTATGCCATTAAACCCTCAAATAACCACTACCTGGTTGCAGTTTCAACGATACTCTGTCTTCATCTTCATCCGCAGCGCGTTGGAACTCTTCCTCATATACAGACTTTAGGATCTGAATACGCTCTGGCGCACGTTTCATAGCAATATAGTACGCTAATCCTGCGGCCATACAAGGGAAGAACCTAAACGGTAAGTCCGAATCATTAATCAAAGCACCTGCGTCTTCGATTCTACGAACATAATAGTAGATCAATTGATCAGTGGAGTTTTCCGGAACAGACCATAAGTTAATAATAGGCGTGATTTGTCTATTCAACCAGTACTGACTAGGTCTACCCTGCGTTGTTTTATTCGGCAGCGTAACGTAATCGCCACGACTAATACGTTCGACCTCATAGTCTGTGCCGTTACGTCGTAATACTACGTCCAATAAATCAACAACGTCACTGTTTAAAGATTCTGTTGCCTGCCCCTGGGTTAGCGTTATTGTGCCAGATTTCACTGTCCACAGGTTTAAACCACGGTTAGCCCATTCAGCAAACATCAAGTTCAGAGAACGACGTGCTGTTTTGGCATCGTAGCCCGTGCGAACCTCTAGTCCACACCTCTCGTATGCTTCCTCAATTATCTCTGAGATATCGAGGTTGAAGTCTCTGGTTCCTGATGTTGCCATTTAATTAACCCATCTTTGTCTTTTTAACGCCGCGTCCTGCCATTACACAACCGCCATTCATGTAGCCCTTCTTGACCATGCCGCCGCCCATGTAGCCCTTCTTGACCATGCCGCCATTTTTCTTCTTTATTACACCACGGCCAATAAGAACGTCTTTCTTAGTGATTTTACCGTCGCCACTTAAATCTTTCATAGCATAATCCTTTCGGTTATCAAAATACTCTTGCTAGACCACCACGGCTAGCTTTCCATTTAATTCGTTTAGAAGACTTCTTCTTCTTAGCAGCAGATGTACACTGAGCCATCGTCGGCCTACATGCAGGATACCCCTTACGCTTCTCTCCCTTTTGACGGCCACAAGGTTTGCCTGTCTTACAGTCAACCCAACCCTTTCCGTCGTTTTGAGAAAACCATTTGCGTAAAGAATTTTCTTTTGCCATTAAAAAGTCCTCGTGCTTTTTCGTCTTGTCTCTTCAACACTACCACAACCAGAAGCTATGATGCCTCCACCACGGTATCTGTTTCTTGCAGGGCGTTTAGGATTATCCACTGAAGCCATTAGTCCACCTGTTGCCGCTTTCTTAGTAGAGTTTCCCCAGTTGGCCGCCCCTACCTTGCGACACTTCGAGAGTGCTCCGCTTGCGTAGGCGCTTGGCCATACCTTGTATCGGGCTTTGACTTTGCGATAACAAGCGTCTTTTTTTGTCTTTGTTTTTTTTGACATTAGCCCTCCTCTCCGGCGATCGTGAGATTTGAAACGACATCTGACCACGGCTTATCATTTAAATTGGCCTTTCGTGAATTGCTTACCAGGTACTTCAACATATCATTGTTCAAAGACACCATAGCATTAGTGTTACGGATTTCTGCTTCCATCACAGCAGTTCTAGTGTTCAAGTCAATCAACGTGCTAGACGTCCAACTTGTCCACTCTTTTGATACGAAACCAATAGATCCAATTATTGCCGCTACCACGACACTTCCAATAACTTTTTGATCCATACGCATCACCACATCTTACACGACCAGTACCTGGCCGTTAGTTTGTCTAGTCTTTTTGTGTCACAACCATGCCTTGCACGGAAAGACTTGCGACGTTTGGGGTTGGATTTTTTAATTTTCATTTTGGCATCGCCAAATCTGATAATTTTTTCCTTACCTTTATCGCAAGCCTTTACCACAGACTTTTTCCCGCCAGAAATCTGACGTTTAGGCTTATTACACTTCATCTTAGCCTTGTCTATTTTAGGCATAGATATTCCTTACGCTAAAAGAAATGTCAGTTCGGTTCCCGCACCTGTAAGCGCAGAAACGTAGACACCAGAGCTAAACACCATTCCGTTTTCTGGGATATATATCTCGTTCATGCCCACAGGAAACTTCTGAGTTAAAAGAGTTGCACCGCCGTTACCATTGGTAAGAGTGAAAGAACCCGCCGTAGTTGCGTATATGTTCACAGCTTGTAGTCGAGATCTGGACGGACCTATAAGAGCCGCCGCCGCACCTTGCGCGTGAGTATACGCAGTTATGTCTGAGCCAGCCATACTTTATTCCTTTTTTTTCGGAGGACGTCCACGTTTCTTTGCAGGCTTTTCTTCCCACGCCTCATTCACATTAGGCGTAGAAGGATCATCCGCTTTGAGCGTACCGTTCTCATTTCGTGCGCGAACTTTAGCGGGCTTGATTCCTCGAGCCGCTAGTTCTTCTTCGGATGCAGGTTTGAATCTACTCATAACCTACTCCCTTATGCTGCTGCTATTGTGCCGCCTGTGTCAGAACGTTTCCAGTTAGTTCCGTCAGAGAAAGCCAATATTGCCGCGCCTGCTGCGCCGTTTGAAACAAATACAACAGTACCTGCGCCAGCGTCTGAAGCTGAAGGTGCGGTTGCTACGGTGTAAGTTGGGACGACAATGTCGCCAATAAAGCCAGCAGTTGAAGTCACTGGACCAGAAAATGTAGTCGATGCCATTTTAGTACCCTTTGCATAAGGATTTGCCTTGTAGTCTATGCAACGTCAGGAGGGCGGATACCTGTCTACAAAGCTAATATGATGCCCATTACAAAAACAATACAACACATTAAACTAAAAAGAAAGGGGCTACCGAAGCAGCCCCTCACAAAAACTATAGTTTATAGCTTATGCGCCTGGTGAACCAAACACACAACGTGGATCAGAGAATCCAAAGCTATAACGCTCACGAGCCTTAAAGCGCATGTTACCTGTGTCGAAATCTGCTTCCATGTTAGTGGATAGCGGAGTTCTTTCAAAGTGAACAAAGCCGCGAGGCGCGTCTGTTTTGATGAAGAATGCATCAGGGTCAGTTAGGAAGTCGTTGACTGCATAACCTTCTGGTAACATTCCCATTGAACGCATTGCGTTTGTGTCATTGTCCGCAGTACCTACACGTAGGTTAGATACCATCAAACGTTCTGCAACGAATTGCAATTGACGTGGGATCATTAACTTCGTTCCACGTAAAGCAACCTTTAGACCACGTTCGTCAACAAAACCTGCGATGTTGATTAGAGCGTCTTCTAAAGAAGTTTCGTTCAAATCAGCAGCTACAGCAGGAGTGTTAGCTAGTGTTCCACCGTTTGTTAACGGGTGGTTAGTTGCACAAAGAGCAACGCCGTCACCGCCAGCAGAAGCACCACCTGTGAACGCATTGTTCAATACAGCGGCAGCTTTAACCTGCTTAGAGTGAGCCATTGATCTTGCAAGGGCGCGTGTGTAACGACTGCCTAAACGGTCGTACAAGTTGTCCTCGATTGCTTCCTCAGTGATTGAGAATGCAAGTGCAACGGTTTCGTGGTTGTAACGAGCAGTGAATGCTTCGTTAGCGTCGTCGAAGTTAATTGCAGAACCTTCTGACTTAGTAGGTGCCGCACCAAATCCAGCCAACATTACTTCTTCTTCAAACGCACGGTCTGAAGATTCAGTAGTGAAGATCTCTGAATGTTGGTTTTCGTACCGATTGTACTCCATGCCAAACAAGGCGTTGAGACCGGGTTCTAGCTCTTTCGCTAGTTGTGCGCGTGATATAGCCATCTGTTAGCCCCCTTATACGCCAGTCACAGAAACAGTACCCTGTACAATACTTCCGTTTGGAGCATTGAAATGGTTGTTTAAGCGAACAATTAATGGAATACCAGCTACAGTGAAATCAGCATTGTCTGGATCGTCTTGGACGCCCATAATACGCATAGATAACGCCGCCGTGGTAGCGATTGTGTTTAGGTCAGCAGTTGCTGAAGAGATACCTGTAGTATCACTACCACTATTACCACCCGCAAGTGCAATGTTAGCAAATACTGCTGCGCGAATTTCCGCTTCAGTGTTTGCCGCAGCAACTACGTTAGATGTAGCAATTGTGAACGTCTGCATAGGATCGTCATAAACGAAAGCCTTGACAGGGTAGTTGGTATCAGCACCAGAACCTGGCCATGTGTTAGACCAGATAGTTGCGCCTGTTGTAGAAGAAACGTATTCACATCCCCAGAACACACCAACAATAGAGACAGTACCACCAGCCGCAGCTTGTAGATCGTCAATTACACCAGCCGCAGTCGGTATTACCGGCTGACCTTGGTATAGTTTGTTTGTGTTACCTGGAGCTATGCGATATTCCGTTGCCCCGGTAGAATTGGCTCCTTGGCCAATTTTCCCAATGGGTCGTAGCCCAAAGGATCCGTTAGAATTTGCCATAATAGCACCTCAATAAAAGTTACTCGGAGTCTCTTCGTGAGCCTCCGAAGGATACACGACTCTGCCGATTATTAGTTATCGGCATTGAAGGATGTTGGTCCTTCATTAAATCCTGATCAACTGCTACCATTTGTTCGCGGGTCCGGTTCCCGTAATACTCGGATCGTTCTTGGGCGGTTTCTACAGGTATGCGACACAGCATCAATCCACCTTGTCCGATGATGCCCTCAAACCGACCTTCGTCGATAGTGGGAGCTTCATAGTCTGGATACTCGTCCTTACGAACGGGTTCCCATCCTTCGCGTAGCTTAGTGTTGACGTTCATCTTATCGTCTTCACCGCGCATTGCGGTTCGAATCCAACGATGCACAAAACCCGCAGGGGCTTCTGGTGCAGCAAGGCGACTGGGCGGTGCCCATGGTTTACGGCGCGTTTCTTTTTCGCGTGTTACGCTTTCGCGTGGTTTTCTGTCAGTCATTTGTCTTACTCCTTCACAAACTTTGCATATTCTTCAAGCGGAACGTTTAGTCGCTTCGCCATCGCAATTTGGGAGGGTGAGAGTTTCACCGACCTACGCCCCTGTTTTGTAGTACTGCGGGTAGCTGAAGCGCCAGCAGGTGCGACCTGTGCTCCGCCCGATTTCTTAGCCTTCGGAAACTTCTGTGGAAATTCTACCCGAATACGCTTGTCTACTTCATTGTAGTACTCTTCGGTCGCCGGGTCAAACCCTTCTTCCTCTACAAGTCGTTTATGTAAACCAAACGCGGCATAAGTCATGACCTCATCTGAACCAAACCATTCATTTTTACTCGCCCAATCTTCGGCTCGTGCATCTGGTTTAGCCGCAGGTGGGGCTGTTGGTGTGATAGGAGCGGCCGTCTGTTCTGGTTCTTCAACCTCTCGCTCCAATCGTTGTTTCGCTGTACGAACACGGTCTTGCTGAACAGCCATCTTAGACAGTTGTTCTTGTGCTTCAAACATCGCATCCGAATCTCCTGCCTCATAAGCTTCACGGTATTTACGTTTGACCGCATCCGTGTGAGCTTCTAAGCGTGACTCTTCTGAGTTAACGTAGCCTTTGTCTAAGTTCTTAACTTGAGACTTTAACTTATTGTTTTCACTCAATAATTGTTGAGCCATACGAACAGCTTCTTCACGATCTCTTTCTTCTTTCCGATATTTCTCGGTAAGTTTCTTGATTCGTTTCTGAACGTTGTTACTATAACTCTCCAGTTCATCAGGCTTTTCTTCAGCCGGTTCTTCTTCCTTAGAAGCTTCGACTTTCGTCTCTTCCTCTTTGTCCTCAGAAGGTTCAGCGTCTAGTTCAATCTCAACGCCTTCTTCTTCTTCGATAATTTCTTGTGCTTCTTCGTTCATGGCACTCCCCTAAACTTGTTTAATATCATCAGGTTCAAGAATTGTAGCAATCACTTCGTCATCATTAATGATACGAACTTCTCCACCGTCAATCTTAAATCGTGATCCAGAATATCGTCCAATACATACCCATTGACCTTCTTTGCACCAGGCATCTGAGCCTTTGCCAAATTTATTTGGGTCTTTGTATGCTAATGGTCCGACCTTTAGAACATACGCAACAACCGTAGCTACGGCCTCACGAGCTCTAATTTCGTCCGGAATATGTAGACCACCCTGTGTTTTAACGGCACCTTGATAAGGCATCACTAATACACGCCATCCAGTAGGCTGCGGTAATCTTTCCAAAAGGGGTTTATCTAATAGAGAAGGGTCTAATACCTTCTCGGTTGCACTAACGTATGCGCTATTCACAGCGGATGAGTCGGCTTTAGCCTCCTCCCGTTCCTTGTTCATTTTCTGCGCGACGTGGTCAGGTACTAATAAAGTCTTCGTCATCGTCTACGGTTCTTTCCAGCAGGGCTTTGAATTCCTCACGAGCGTAAGTAAGGCCCCGTACCTCACCTACCATGAGTTTGTAATGCTCCCAGTCTTTGCAAGCATCACTAGCAAGAGCACTTGCAATATCTTGTTCGCGCTCTTGTAGTACCTTATACATATGTTTTGCAAAATCAACAACATCCATTAAAGAATATCTCTTTCTGAGTTCTCTGCAACCGATTTTATCGGTCCGCCCTTCACCCAATCGTTACAAGTGTTGCTTGATTGACACATAAACTTATATATTTGACAGTATCCTAGATCACCAGAGTCATCTCCGATGCAGTCTAACATGTCTTCTGTCTGATTGTATGCGCCACAATTAGCGCAAACTTCTGTTAATTTAAAGCCACCGTCTGCCGATGGATCACGATAAGACGCTTGTTCCTCTGCGGACATACGGTTTTCATCGTTGATCTCGCCATCTTGAGTAGCCGATGGGCAGCTAGGACCATCATTGTCCCCGTCCATCTTATCTACCGGAATACCATCCGGCATGATGCTGATCATGATTGTAGGCATCAGTATGTTT